CTTGTTTCCAGGCAAGAAAGAGGAGTTTGACCGGATTAAGGCCATCCATGAGCTGGTCGAGACGAAAGGGCTTGATGTGATCAGCCCGCGTCGCGCCCTTGAACTGGTATTGCTCTATACGCAAAACCATGATTTCGGCGGCAAAGAATGCTCGCGCCATAGCCGGTTCCTCAAGGCGTTGAACATGCCGGATAAAGAGCTGGCCGAAACAGTATCCAAATGCATCCGCGAAGATTTTTGCATCTTCGTTTCTGAGAACAATTACACAAGAATTGAAATTGACGACTACGACTACAAAGGAGAAGCAGAGCAACTCGCATTGACATTCGGTATCGCCGACCACGACATCACGAAGAAAATGCAGGAGATGCTCGATGGCAACGATTGATGAAGTCCTCTCAAAACTGAATAAGGTGGAGTCGAAGGGCGAGCGGACCTGGATGGCCTGCTGTCCGGCCCACGCCGATAAGACAGGGTCCCTCTCCGTCTCGGAGGGGGACAACGGGCGCGTACTTCTGCACTGCTTCGCGCACTGCCCCACGGACAGCGTCGTGGCTGCGATGGGGCTCAGACTGTCCGACCTCATGGGCGAGAGCAAGGCCGCGCCGTCTGGATCACGCGCACCGGCGCGGGCACCGGCACCGCAAGTCGCGGCCCCGGCCGAGAAGAAGAAGTCAAAGCCGTTCAGCCTGGCGGGCCTCAAGCCCGGACACATCTGGAAGCTACACAAGCGCGACTACGCCTTCGTCGAATGGTACGACTACACCGACGCGCAAGGCGCGATCCTCTACCGCGTGCTGCGCTTCAAGGATGTCGAGACCCACGGCAAGACATTCAACCAGTGCGTGCCCACGGAGGACGGGCTCTGGATGTTCGGGCGAGAGAGCCACGGGGTCAAGGCGGTGCTTTACAAGCTTCCCGAGGTGACTAGGGCCGCAACCGAAGGCGACATCGTCATTGTGGTCGAAGGAGAGAAGGACGTCGCCACCGCGCGGCGCATGGGGTTCACCGCCACCACCTGCCTCCAGGGCGCGGGCAAATGGGACCCGGCATACGCAGACTCACTCAAGGGATGCGCCCACGTCGTCGTGATCGCGGACAAAGACAAGGACGAAAAGGAAGCCAAGGCCGTCAACCCCGACGCGAAAGAGTGGTGGCAAGGGCAGCGCCACGCCACGGAGATCGCCGACTCGCTCGCCGCGCGCGGGATCCGCCATACCGTGCTCACGCTTCCAGACACCGATGGTTTCCACGTCAAGGACCTGTCCGAGTGGGCAAGCGTCACAGGCACAGAGCCTGACTACGCGTCCGGCCGGTACCGCGCCCTGCTCACCGAGATCTTCGCAGACGCGAAGCCCTGGCCCTCAGACACCTACCGCCGTCCATTACGGGAAGAGCCTTCAGCCTCAAAGCGGGTCAAGCCCAGGGGCAAGGACGCGGCACAGGACGGACTCCAACCCCAACCCAGCGGCGCGCTAATAAAAGATGCCGCCGGAGGCATGCCTTCTCCCTCTCTCTCCGGAAATTCCGTCTCTTCCTCCCCTTCCACCCCTCACATGGAAGGCGTAAAAAATGTTGGGGGAGACGGGGGCGCAGACGATGAAGAGTGCTCTGTTTCCTATCTCCGAAGCCGTCTGATCGTGGCCATGACCGATAAAGACGCCTCGGGGCTCCAAAAGAAGCGGCTCATGTGCGGAGCGGTGTGCGAGTGGCTCGGCAAGCGCGGTAAGTTCTTCTATGACCTGGAGGACAAGGGGCACGGCACGGCCATGTGGTTCGATGCCGTCGAGAAGAAGCTGCACCGGATCAAGCAGGACTATTTCCAGTCATGGCTCTCGCGGGCGACCGCCTTTTCGCGCGAGTTCAAGGACTACAAGATGTTCATCTCGGCGGTCCAGGACGAGTCCCTTATCGGCGAGGCCACGCAGGGTATACGACCCAAACGCTACTGGCACCGCGAGGGCGACCGCATCTACCTTTCAAACGGCGAGGGACGCATGGCGCGGATCACAGCCGAGGACGTTACGATGGTCGACAACGGGACGGACGGCATTGTCTTCGAGCAGGGCTACATCCTGACTCCCTGGGAGCTGCTCCCGGAGGCCGACGCCCGCGACCCGTTCGAGTCGTGCGGTGTGTTCAGCGGCATCTCCACGGTCGACGGCCGCGGTCTTATGCTCGTGCGCCTCTGGTTCAGCGGCATGTTCGGCGTGACGGGCTGGAAGCCTCTGCTCGTGCTATCAGGTGACGTCGGCAGCGGAAAGACGCGCGTCGCGGTGGCCATGTTCCAGCTCCTGGGTGTGATCCAGCGCGTTACGGCCATCGACGCCATCGGAAACGTCAAAGACTTCTGGGCGAGCGTGGACAAAGGCGGGCTCTTCTGCCTCGACAACGCCGACCATCATATCACCTGGCTGCCGGACGCGCTCTCCGTGATCTCCACGGGCGGCACGTTCGAGAAGAAAAAGCTCTATACGGATACCGAGACGGTCACCCAGGAGGCCCGCTGCTGGGCCGTGGTAACGTCAGCCAACCCCTCTTTCGCTGCGGACGCCGGGCTCTCCGACCGCCTTATCACGGTCAACCTTCAGCGCGTCGAGCGCGACACGGCCGAGAGCGAGCTGACGCACGAAATCGAGGCCAACCGGTACGCGGCCATGACATGGCTCTGCACGGTTATGAGGAAGGCCCTCGCCGACAAGGAGCCGGTTCCCAGGGGCATGAACCGACGCCATCCCGATTGGTCTAACTGGGTCTATAAAATCGGCAAAGCGGCGGGCATGGCCGAGAAAGCCGAGACGGCGATCCGGGAGAATGAAGGCTTCAAAGCGCTCTTTTCAGTGTCGAATGACAGCTTCGGTAAGTTCGTCCTTGCGGCTATGAGACAGCAAAAAGCCGAGTTTGCTGGCTCCGCCGACGACCTTTCGAAGCTATTATCGGAAAAATGTGAGGGGTTCTCATCGGATATGTGGACAACCGCGAAGATCGGAAAGGCCATGTCGCGCCTCTCGGTCTCACTAAAGAGCCTTTTCAAGTTTGAAAAGCTAAACCATTCAGGGCGAGCCGTTTACAAGTTACACCCCTACACCTCGCCCCTCGACGATTTGCCTACCATCGAACAGCCTTTGTTGGGGGTTGTTGGGGATGTGGGGGTAATTTCAACAAAGTCCCCCGATAATAGTAATTTACACGACCTTTATCATTCTAACCCCCACATCCCTAACATACCCCCACATAATAAATTAGAAGGGGAGGGAGAGAGAATAGAAGGCCTGTCCGACCCGGACGGGGATTTACACGAATGGGAGGTTCTGTGAACACTTGGCCGCTGATAGATGAATGCACGGAGGCTGGAATCATCTTCCGCCCCAAAGACGGGAGGCTTCGCCCAATGCTGACCAAGGGACGGCCACCCGACGGCCTGCTCGACCGGGTGAAGGCCGACCAAGGCGATATTCTCGAATGTCTAAATGAACTGCCGGACTTTGCGGACCTCGGGGAACTTCCTCCGATTTATGAGCCGGAAGTAGAACAAATTGACGCAAACGAAGCATTGCTCATCAACATGAAAAAACAGATAGCAAATGATAGCAAGAAACCGCGCAGAACGAAAAGAGAGGCTTTATGACCGTCGGTGACCTCAAAGAGCTGCTGAAATCAAACCTACTCGAAGACCGCAACGAGATCAAGTTCGCCTTCCCCAGGGACGATGACGAACACTACGCGGACATGACGGACGGTCAGATCGAGATGCGCCCAAGCGGACGGGCGATCGTCTTCCGCTCATCAGAGGAGGGACATCTTTAATGGACAGCATCCTTAACAAACCAAACACCGAAGCCCTCACCGGAGCCCAGCCGCTTGCCAAGCGCGCCCATGAGGTCTTTTGTGCGGCGGCCACCGGCTATTCCGGCGGTGATCCGGTCACAGCGACCGACGCGTATCTGTCCGCCTACCCGAAAACCCAGTCGCGCGACGCGGCCCGGGCGAATGCGGCCCGCCTCGCCGCGAGGCCTGACGTCGCGTCACGGTGCGCGTGGATGCGGACGCAGCTGGCCCAAAGTATCCTCATGGATTCCGCCGCCTTGCGGGCCCAAATTACCGGCCTTCGCCTGGAGGTTATCTCTAAGACGCGCAACACCTGCCACAAGGTGCTCGCCCTGCAAGCGGCCCGCGACCTGGAGAAAGGGCTGGGCCTCGGTGCGGAAGAGAAGCCAATAGAGGTTACCGTCAACGCCCTGCAGAGTGTCGCGGGGAATATTGCTTCCGCCCTTGAAGTGGTCAACGTCAGGATCAGAAAACAGGAGGCGGCATCATGAAGATCAGACTCGACCGCACCATGTACACCCGGGCGCAGCGGACCGCGGATGCACAGAAGAAGACTTTTAGCCGCTGGGCGTTTGCCATCGTCGGCCGTTACGGGAATACGACAGAGAAGCCCATGCATGAGTTAGAGAAGCTGACGCGCAGCAATAGTGTAAGCGCGGCCATCCTCACACCCAAAGGGCTTGAATTGACAGCTACACGGATACGCGAATGCATTGCGCTTGCGCTTGAATATCAAAACAAGCTGGATCGTTTTTGGCCTCACCGCTACGACCGATCCTCGCTTGAGGCCGTGATTCAACTGGAGGCACTGTTGGGCCGGTCATGCGATTACCAGAAGGCAGAAGCCTACATCGACAAACGGATTGAGCAGCGCAAAGAAGAAATCCGTGTGGCAGAAAAAGCCAAACGCAGAAAATGACACACAGAAAAGGAACGCATACCATGACCATCACGTTTAAATTTGCCATCCGGCAGCGAGTCAGAATCAAAGACGTTAAAACAGTGGGCGTCGTTGACGCTGTATCCTGCGAGGACACAAACCACCTGTTTCGGGTAGTTTTCTGGATTAACGGCACACGATTCCAGACATGGCTAAGTGATTTTGAAATTGAAGAGGTATAAAACATGAATGAGACTGACAAAAAATACTTCCAAGTGAACGAGGAGATTGGGCAACTGCTCAAGAGCATGGCCGACGAGACAGACCCAGCGGCGATCCTGAAGCTTGACAAGCAGTGTGCCCTCAAGATTCAAGAACTCAGAGGCATGAGTAAAACAATCCAATGAACCTCACAACACCAGAACCCGCAGCCCTCACGCTCCACAAAGAGGCGATCCACGCGCTTCCACTGCCAGCCGCGCTGCACTTCTATGACCAGATCATCAAGCTCGATGACTGTGAGACGCTCCGCTGGATGTGCCGGAATGACCGCTACTTCCTGTTGACGTGCATCATTGGGCGGCCGGACATGGTCAATGACTGGTGTTATGACCGCTGCCGGGAGGTCGAGGCCTCGCCCGACGGATGGCTCGACCTCTGGAGTCGAGGCCACTATAAAAGCACGATCATCACGTTTGCCGGCGTGATCCAGGAGATCCTCAAAAAGCCCGACATCACCGTTTGTATCCTGTCCTACAACGGCGCGACGGCGCGGACGTTCGTCTCCCAGATCAAAGTCGCCCTTGAGATGCCGGTGCTCAAGAACCTCTTTCCCGACATCCTTTGGGATAAGCCGCCCAGCGAGCGGTGGTCTCTACAGCATGGGCTCTGGGTGAAGCGGTCAACCACCGTCAAAGAGCCCACGGTGTTCGGCGGCGGCCTGATCGATGCACAGCCCACCGGCATGCACTTCGAATTACGGGTCTATGATGATGTAGTCACACCCGAGTCCGTCTCCACGCCTGACCAGATCCGGAAGGTCACGGAGCAATGGGCGCTCTCCGACAACCTCGGCATCGGCGACAACTCGCGCGTCTGGACAATCGGCACGCGTTACCATCCGATGGACACGTATTCAGAAATCCTCCGCCGCAAATCAGCCAAGGAACGCCGCCGGATATGCGAAGATGAAAACGGAAAGCCGCTGCTCTTCACCCTGGAGACCCTCCGGCAGAAGCGGCGCGACATGGGCGAGCGCATCTATGCCGCCCAGATGCTGCAAAACCCGACAGGCGCAGGCGTCCGGTTATTCAAAGACGACTGGCTCCAGTTCTATAACCGACCGCCCGACCGCAAAAAACTCAACGTCTATATCATCATCGACAGCGCGAACGCCAAACGAAAGAACAACGACTATACGACCATGTGGTTGATCGGGCTCGGGAGCGACGGAAACTACTACATCCTCGACATCGTGCGCGACCGCATGAACCTGGTTGAGCGCACGGATGCCCTCTTTGAGTTGCACAGGAGATGGAAGCCGATCCGCACATTCTGGGAGCAGCAGGGAGCCATGAGCGACACGCAACACGTGCGCGATGTCATGGATCGCGAGAACTACCGCTTCGTGATCCAGGACATCTGCCAACAGATTCCCAAGAGCGACCGCATCTCCTGGCTGATCCCTCTGTTCGAGGCCGGACGGATATGGTTTCCGAGACGGCTGCTGCGCCTCTCTGCCGCAGGTGAGTTGCGCGACCTCATCCAAGACTTCGTCACGGATGAATATTCACTATATCCCGTTGTCCCGCACGACGACATGCTCGACGACCTCGCCAACATCAAACACGAAGGATGTTCCTCAATGACATTTCCAAAGGAGGGCGACGATAATGATACCAACAGTAACGCCAAGACAAACTCGTATTCGAAAATGAAAGGATGATGACCATGAGAGTCAAATGGAAACGTTGCAAATGCGGAAACAACATGTCAGTCAAGAACGTGTGGGACGATAAGACGCGCCTACAATGCGGATCATGCGGACGAATTCGCCACGTAAAACACATCGTAATATCGGAAGTAATCAAGTTGATTCTCCCTCTAAAAAAATAGCAATTTGCTGGATACAGCAAGAAATGAAGTACCCGATCAAAATCCGCTTGCGCTCATTTCTTTTTTTGTGGTACACAGGGATTATCAGAGAAAAACTACACACGAGGCAATCAATATGAGCTTTGGAAAATCATCCCCGACAACAGCAGCGACCATGTACGCGGCCAACCCGCCTCCAGCGGAAGCTAAGAGCGCGGAGTCAGACGCGGCGGTCAACGCCCAGCGCGAGAACCGCGCCCGCGCCCAGGGAATCCAATCCACGTACTACCGCAATTTCGCGGAGCAGTCCAACCAAGTCGGCACCAAGAAGACACTCGGCGCATAACATCATGGCTAAGATCAACACAGACTGGGACAAGCTACGGAAGCACTGCGACAAGCAGCGCACGACGATGGAGCAAGACTTCAACGTGATCCGTCCCCACCTGTTGCAGATTGCCCAAAACTTCTACCATCCCGCCGTGAAAGGGCTCAACGAAGAAGCGGACAGCGGCTCTGACAGCGGGACGCGGTCCGAGCAGGACACTACCGACCTACTCGATAACCACGCCACGAGCTGCCTACGCCGGGGCGCGGCAGGATTCCACGCGAACCTCACAAGCCCGTCCCGCCAATGGTTCCGCATCGGAACGGACGACGACAAGAGCGATTCAAAATCCGCGATCCGCGCGCACATGGATGACCGCACAGAGATCATCACGGGGATCATCCGCAAAAGCGGCACCTACAAAGAATTTCACGTCCTCTACAGCCACCTGCTGGCGTTCGGCTTTGGAACATTGCTGGTGACCGAAGACGCGGCCCGCGTCATCCGGCCGATCTGCCTGCGCATGGGCACCTACGCGCTTGGAAACGGCAAAGACGGAAAAGTCAACCGCATGGTCCGCAGGTTCAGTTATACCGGAGCGAAGATGCTTCAGGAATTTGGGGATCAGATTCCGAATGAGCTCGCAGAGAAGATGAGAGAGAGAGGCGACACCCGATACCTGGTATGCAACTTGATAGAGCCGAACCGTTACGGGGACGCCGCCGCCGATGACCTGACCAAAGACGTCAGGATCAATAAAGGATTTCAATACCGTTCGATCTATTGGCTTGCCGGACACAAGGAAGGCAACCAGGGAATTCTGCGCGTCACCGGTTACCGCCTATGTCCGATCATCGCCCCTCGAATGGACCGTGAACATGGCGACGTGTATGGCATCGGGCGCGGGCACGAAGCCCTTCCCCTTGCTAAGGGTTTGCAGGCGACCGTTTTTGACTCTCTGCAAATGTCCAGCCACGCAGCCGAACCGCCCGTCGTGGCCACCAGTGATTTTGCATCCAAAGGCGTCAACCTTGAACGCGGCGGCATCAACTTCTCAGGTATTGGAGGAGGCTCCGAGAAATCGAGCATCAGCAAGATCGACCTCGGCGAAAATGAAGCGATCCGCGTGACAGAATACAACGCAAAACGATTCGAAGAGAAGATCGGGCGCGCATTTTACAACGATATCTTCGCGGCCATCACCATGATGGACAATGGCAAGATGACCGCAGCCGAAGTCTATCAGCGCACCGGCGAAAGCCTTCTCATGCTCGGGCCGGTGCTCACCTCAATCGATGATGAATTTCTAGATCCATTCATCACCATTGTCAACTCATACGCGGAAACCGCCAGAAAGATCGAAGTCACGCCGGAGATTGCACAGCAGATTAAAGGCCTCGAGATTGAATACATCTCCAGCGTCCACTTAGCGCAGAAAGCCAGTGAGCTCGGCGTAATCGACCGCTTCATATCCGTAGCCGGGAACATCGGAGCAGTCAACCCCAACGTGCTCGATAACGTAGATTTTGACGCGACATTGCGCCTCTACGGAAACATGTTAGGCGTTAAAGAGTCCTGTATGACCGACCCAACCATCGTAGAGCGCACCCGTAAAGCCAGAGCGGCAGCCTCGGCACAGCAGCAACAGAACGAACAGAACCTCAAGATGGCAGACGCACAAGCGAAAATCGGGGCCGTGCCGCTGAAGAACAGCGTCGCCGGAGCCCTCGCAGGAGTATCGCCGGTATGAAAAGCGCGACAGCCACATTTTTAGAGCAGCATACGCCTACCGCCATCGCGGAACAGCAGAAGCGCAGGGAAGCATTGACCGAAGAGCAGGTCGCCACCCAGAACATTAACGGGCGAATGCTGTTGGATCACACACCCACCGCCCAGGCGTTAGCCGACCTCTGCCTGGATATGGGATTTTTGGGCGGATGGCGCGGCCGCGTGGATGATTTTAACCAGGGAGTCCTTTACGGGGCTCATATGATCGTCGACGCGGTCGGCCCCGCCAACAAACCACGCCTTCTTAAGCTGATCGCCGACACCGCGGCGCAGCGCCTAAACACGAACACGTAGGACAATAGGAGACACATGAGTACGCAAGCACCTACACCCGCACCAGCCGCAGCAGCAACACCGGCACCGGCAGCAGCAACACCAGCACCGGCACCCGCTCCGGCAGCGCCTGCGCCCACTACGCCAGCCCCGGCGGCAGCAGCAACACCGGCACCGGCAGCTGACGGAGCGTCAGGCACACCGGCCCCGACGAGTGCCGTCGGTGCCATCGCCGAACCCGCAGCCGCACCAGCCCCAGCCGCAGCCCCGGCGGCGGACGCACAGAAACCCGCAGACTCCCCGCTGAAACCCGAAGACTACGCCAAAGCCGTGACACTCGGCGACGGCGAGGAGTTCAAAGGCGTCGCCCTCAATCCCGAGGTGATCAACGCCATCATCCCGGTCGCACAGGAACTCGGCATCAAGCCCGAGCAGATGTCCCGCCTCGCCCAGGAGATGACGCGCGCCCTCTCGAAGCAGAACGCACAGATCGCCCAGGCGGAGCAGGAGAAGAAAACCCAGAAATTCAACACGGATCGCCAGACCGCGCTCGACACACTCAAGCCTGAAGGCATTGCCGAGGTGCGCGTCGCGCTTGAAAAGTACCTGAAGCCCGGAAGCTTCTTCAAGTATATGGTGGACATGGGACTGGGCAACGACCTTGATTTCCTGGCCATGTGCCGGGATTACGGCCGGCTGATCAAGCCGGATGATGGAGCCGGAGCCGGAGACGGATCCGGAGCATCAGGCAAGGATTATGATTGGAAGGGAAACTGGGGCGCGCCGGGTGGCGTGAAGAAGTAACCCTGATTAAACGCGGCGAAGACCGCGCTCAAGAAGGAGAGGCCAAACATGGCAACAAAAGGTAGCAAGATGCTGACCTTACACGACGTGAAGAGCGGTACGCTTCCAGACGGGAGCTTCGACCGCGCAATCGTCGAGATGATGTACGACGAGAATCCCTCGTTGCGCGACATTCCGTTTCAGGAATGTAATAACGGAAGCCAGCACATCAGCACGATCCGCACGGGTCTGCCGACGGCTGTCTGGACGGAATTCTACAAGGGCGTCCCCGCCAGCAAGAGCGGCAAGAAGCAGGTCATGAACGCGACAGGCTCGCTCGGTTCGAAGATCATCTTCGATTACAACATGTTCCTGAAGGAGCAGGCCAACAAAAACGGCGACCAGTTCATTGCAGACGAAGCATCCGCCCACGGCGAGGCCCTCGGGATCGCTGCGGCCACGGCACTGTTCTATGGCAATGTTGCGAATGACCCCAAAGGCATCAACGGCTTCTTCAAGAGCTACTCCAAGTACGGGAGCATCACCAGCGACGACAAGGACATCGTCAACTATGTGATCAACGGCAAGGGATCTGACGCCTCCGTGGCAGCCCTTCGCTCGATCATGCTAGTCGGCTGGGGCTCGCGCTCCATGTTCGGCCTGGTTCCGCAGGGTGGATCCATGGGGCTCGTCAAGGGCACGATGGACACGCAGCAGCTCCCGGACGACGACGGCAACCTCTTCAAAGCTGGCATCCAGGACCTGAGCTACAACGTCGGGTTGTGCATCAAGGATTTCCGGTATGGCTGCCGCATCGCCAACCTGCAGTTGGACAAGTGGGACGCCACCGGCGCACCCAAATTCTTCAACCTGCTGACCAGCGCCAAGATCCGCGCCAAATCGAACGGCGACATCAAGCGCGTATGGTACATGTCAAAGAAGACATGGGAAGTGATCGCGCTGTACCTCGGCCAGATCACCCGCGCCAACGCATTCACCTATGGTGATGCGAATAACGGCAACACGCCGGACACCCTCCTGGGCATCCCGGTCGCGTTGGACGACGCACTGGAAGTCAACGAAACCGCCGTCGCTTCGGCGTAAGGTCACGGGAGGCTAACCACCTCCCACCCCATTCAATCCCTAACAAGGAAAAACGATATGAAGAAAACAGCACAAGATACCTTCTGCGAAGCGCTGGCACTGGCCAACGGTACGACAGAGGCGACCAAGACGACCCTTTCGGACGTCCTGGACTTTGGCAGCCACGGCGATGACATCCTTTTCAAGCTGTTCATCGTCGGACTCTGCACGACGGCCATGGCCAGCCAGGCGAACAAGGCGAGCACCGTCACCATTCACTGGCAGACGTCCGCAGCCGAAGCGATGAGCAACCCGGTCAACACGCTGCTCACGCCCACGGCGCTCGGCGATGCAGACCTGACAGCGAACAGCTTCACATTGAAGAACCTGCCGCTGCCCCATGACCTCAAGCGGTATAACCGCCTGCTGTTCACGCTCACGCCGAATGATCCGAGCGGAACGCCCGCGTTCCCGACCACGCCTCCGGCGTTCACGGTATTCCTCACGGACAGCCGCGAAGAGCCGCTGGCCTAACAGCAACCCACGGCGGCCAGCCGTACCAAAACGACGGCTGGCCGTCCATCAACCAGGAGACACTCACATGCCTAAAATGCTCTGCATCGCCAACTGCCAATATCCGTGCGTTACGCGCAAAGGCACCATCCTTGACATCCCAGCCAAAGACATGGCGCTGGACATCGTCAAACAGAACTTCATCGCATCCGAACAGCCCGAGACTCCGCCCGCGCTGAATTTTGACAGCAAGAATCCGCTGAAAAACTCCAAGGAAGCCGCCGGATTCGCCACCGGTACTCCGTTGAAAGTTGCCGACCCGAACAAGGCCGGAGAAAACGCAGGCACGACCAACGGAAGTCCTGATCCCAACGAGAAACCTGACGGCGTGTCAGGGCAGGAGAAGCTTCCTCCCCAGGCTCCGCCGCCGCCCGTCAAGCCGGAGTTTGCCGCTATGATGCCAAGCGATCTGGCCGCGTGGCTCGATGCCAACGGAGTTAAGTATAACGCGCGCATGAAGCAGGACGAGCTTGTGAGGCTTGCCGAGCAGGCACACGCGATGATCACCAAGGAGTAATCCACCATGCAAGCCATCACGCTGTCCTACGATCCGACCACGGGCAAGCTCGCGGCACTCTCGATGCTGATGAGCGGCTCGTCCTACACACTGAACGTGTCCGGATGGACGACGCAGGACGGCGTGGTGCTTATCACGACCAACCTCGGCAGCCCGCTTGCCAATGCCGAGATCACCGACGGCAGCGGCACGCTCAACCTCAACACGGCCGAGATGACCGACCTTGTCGCCCAGCACGGCATCGGTTGCGTCATCCCGCTCAAGGTCAGCATCTGGTCGCAGACCGACGCCGCCAACGTCGCCATGGGTGACGCGCAGATGACCGTCTGTCTCGTCGTCGGCACGACAACCGAAATGTATCAGTACCGAGGCCCCAAAGGCGACCAGGGCGACAAAGGCGACAAGGGTGATACCGGCGCGACCGGCGCGACCGGCGCGACCGGGGCCACAGGCGCGACAGGAGCCACAGGCGCAGCAGGAGCCAACGGAGCAGCCGGGGCGACAGGCGCGGACGGAGCCGACGGCGCAGACGGATCAGATGGAGCCGACGGCGCAGATGGAGCCCAGGGCATACAAGGCATTCAAGGCGTCCAAGGCATTCAAGGCGTCCAAGGAGCCGCCGGACCGCAAGGCCCCAGCGGAGCCACAGGCGCACAGGGTATCCAAGGCGTCCAAGGCCCGCGCGGGCTTGGCTTCACAACAGAAAGCATTGCAGCCATCGAAGCTCTGGCCGACATCGACCGAGATACCGAAGGCGGGACCTACGCAGAGACCGACCTGGTCAAGGCGATCCTCGCCGCACTCAAACTAGCCGCAGGAGCCTAAAATGAAACGAATCCTCACCGCACTTTGCATCATTTACACCATCGCCTACGCAGTCACCTCCCTCGCCCAGAAGGCATTCAAAGGCGACGTCCCGAACAACGCCTACATCGTGACGAACGAGCAGGACGCTGCGGCGATGGAAGCGATGGCACCGATAGTAGTCACTCTCACGAACGCTATTAAATCGGCAAATGGAACCAACAGCGTTATGCCTACCGCACGGAAACTGATCGATTCAACGGGGATCATAGCCGCAGACTGGAAAAAAAGAGAACTATACAACTCTGACGGGCGAACCACCGTAGACTGGCACGGCGGGATACTCACTTACTACGATCCAACATTTGGCTACGCACAATCCGTTGATTGGGCGAACCGCGCCTTGATGGATTATGGCGAACATACCGCGATGGCCTGGGGAGATCGGAACCTCCAATACCCGTCTGCTGGCGTCGCCCTAGACTGGTCCACCGACAACGCCGTAACGATCAATGGAAACGTATCGATCAATGGAAACGTATCGATGACAGGATCGGCGCTGGTAGAAACAGAACTACACCGTGATGCCTTCACAAACATCATCTGGCGCACAGTCTACTCAAACGGCTGGACGTGGATCGTCGCCTACACTAACTACCCAGCCAACTGAGGAGCCTCATGAAGGAAATTATTTTTACCATTTTTGTATTTGTCGCTTTGCTGATCTACTGCCTTTGCTGGTATGGAGATTCTCGAAACTTTGAAACCTTCCCGCTTGATCCGACAGGCAAATACTACAACCCAATGTAAGGAGCCACGAATGAGAAACATCGTCATATTTTTACTACTGACCCTCTTCGCCGCCTGCTGCTATGTCGGCGTCGCGTTCGGCCAGGCCCGGCAAATCATCAGCGTGGATCAGAACGGGAACATTCAGCCGCCGGGATATGCTGCGGGTCTGTCAGACATTGCACGGGCTGAAGCACAGGCGGCCGTCGTGGAGCAGTCGGTTTCAATTGCGGCCGACACGATGGCGGACGGGAGCAATCTGGTCGCCGGCGTTGTCCAGGCTCTGACAGGAGCCTACGGGTTCGGATATGCCACGGGGCACACGATCAGCTTTGCGGGGGCGGTCGCCGTCGCGACGAACGCGGCGGCTTACATCATCTACTTCCAGCCGGGAGCAGCCGGAACAATGACAACCAATGCCGTACAATATACAGGCCACTATCTCTGGCACTACTACACCGAGGCCATGAACACGACACCGCTGATCAAATACAGGCGCGTGGTGGGTTCCACGAATGCCTGGGAGTTCGCCGAGTTGCAGTCCACCGCAGAGTATAACAACGAGACGGTCAACGGCGTGACGTATGACACGGTCTATCGTTCGACGGTCTGGCTTCCGTCCGTTTACGACTCAGCATTCTTCATGGCCTTTTGTGAGATCCTCCCGGGTGGAGCAGCCGGAGGAGCTCTTGATATTGTCGGGTCCCTGACTATCGGCGGAACGGCCCCGTACTCTGGAACCGTGACCAATGCCGGACTCATCCGCGTCTATTCGTCTGGCCTTTTAATGGAGGTCACTCCGCTATGATGATAACACTTGATCGCATTTTGTTTTTAGGCATGGTGATCGCAGCCACCATAGTTGGAGGATCGAAGCCGCCGTCGACCAATACAGTTCTGAAACTGAGCGTCCCGGTTGAAACCCCAGACGGTGTACATTTTACGTGGACCGGAGGGGAGGCCAATACCACTTATAGTCTTTGGCGCAGGCTCAACGCTGACGGATCCTGGGAGCGGATAAAGATGGGCCTCCAAGGAACAAGCGGATATACCGACCTAGAGGGTTTTACGCTGGATAACACCTGGCACTATGAGATAAGGGCGGATTCACCTCAATGAAAGTAGTAGCCATACTTTTGTGCCTCTCGCTGTCCGTGATCGCGCAAACCTCCAACGTCGAGACGGTCAAGGCGTGGCGCCGCGACTACGTCATGGGCGATCCAGCGACAGGCGAACTGATCGACCCGACTGGCACCATCGCACCGGCCACTCGGCAGTATGCCCTGGATGCCGCCCTCGCGGCGTCCAGCAATCTCGTGGTGGCCGCGTACACGGGCCTGACGAATGCCTTGGCTAGGCTGTATGCCTGCACCAACCGAATTTCCGAATTTGATGGCCGCATCTATATCGCCGCCGACATGGATAATGACGAAGGTTATTCGAATCTCTGGTCGGCCGTCATATCTGAGGCAACTGGGACTAACAACGTCATCCACTACTACTGCCACTACAGCCGAGAGTTGGCCACGCCACCGAAGACCATGTGGGAGTTTGACATATCGGAATCTAACAAAGTCTGGGTTGCCGGTCTGGCCGACACGAACAACGTGACCACCAACGTCCTCGGCTACGCCTGTTATAACATCGCCGTCCAGCGCCCTGCAGCCGCGCTTAACATGACCGTCAGAGCCAATAAGTTTATGAAGCTCGGGAGTCCGGCAATCCCCTTTGATCTCGCCCCGTCCGGGCTTGTGGTCATCTCCGGAGGGACTACGAACACGCCATACACCGGAACAATCGTCACGACGAACGCAGGCATCATTACAACCGAGGTCTATACCTCCGGCTTGATGCTTTCACTCGCAGAGGTACCGCAATGAAAAGATCAATCTTAATGCTTTTACTCGCCGCATGCACGGCCGTTGCAGCAAAGAAGCCTGAGCAATGGCTTACACCTGAACGCCGCGCCGCGCTCAACGTAATAGTGACTCGCCCGGTTATTATCAAGAAACAGCAGTTGCCGGACGGCCGACTGGTTCTCACCTGGACGAACGGTCTGCACGGATGTGTCACCACGCAGACAGTTTCCAAGGTTTTTGGCAAGCCGTCAAAGGATGCCAGGCACGATCAACTCGAAGCCGTCAAGGCCGAACGCGACACGCTCAAAGACGAAAACTCAAAACTCAAAAAGACAAAGTAACGGTGAGAAAGGCAGGGTTAAATGGCAAAGGATGTAACAGACATCATATTGGAGAGAATAAACCAGATCGACACCAAAGTCGAAACCTTGATCACCAACGGGTGCACCCGTGCGAGAACACACGAATCCATTGAACATAACCAGAACGCTCTTTTCAAACGCGTAAACAGCCTAGAACTCACGCGGGCCGAAAGCAAAGGGAAGCTCGCCGTCGCAGTGGCCGTTTCAAGCTCGATCATCACGGTGGTGGCGACATGGCTCGGCAAATTTTTGTTTTCACCACAATAAAGCTTTCACAACAACAAAGGAGTAACGCCATGAGCGACATGCTAATCAAACTGCTATCCACGGACGCAGTCATCGCGCTGATCATCGGCGCGTTCGTCACCTACCTGGCCAAATGGCTCGCCACCAAGGACGGCGCGAAATTCAAGGCGTACGAAGGCTATGCGATCACGGCCATCCAGGCCGCAGAGAAAGCCATCCCGGACACCACGGAAAACAAGGGTCTGGCCAAAGCAGACTTTGCTTTGAAGGCATTCCTGAATAAATATCAGGCGGCCACCGGCGTGACCGCCAAACCCGAGGAAGTCGCAAAGATCGAATCATGGATCTCCACGATCCAATCCGCGCTCGACAGCGCCGGAATTCTGTAGGACACCCCAATGAAAAAACCGAAAACCGAAAAAATGAAGGAGAAAGAGGAAAAGATGAAAGCCAAAGCAAACAAGCTCGCGACCCAGCTCAAGGGCGTTACCAAGCCGACAGTTACAGCCTGCTGCATAATTGCAGCCATGCTGGCCATGACGGGATGTCAGGACACCAATCCGGCCAGCCGATCCAATGACGCGACATACGGAGATTTCGAGCCGCGCGTTGTCATCAACGGCAGCAGCAACACGGTCAGCGTCGTCATCACTGTCGGGGACGGCGTCTATGCCAGCGCGGACGGCGGAGGCGACAGCCAGGCTACCACGCCCACACAGACCACCGACACCAAGCCGGAGGTCGCCGTCGGCGTTGGAGGCGGATCGGCGGGAACAGGGACGTCCACGCCAGCGGCTGGACTGCTGGACAAAGCGGAGACTACAGCCAAAGCCCTTGGATTATAAAACAAGAAGAGGCGGACGTCCACGCCTCCCGTTCAGCAATTAGAAGGAACAACACCATGCATAAGCTAATCCTAGTCACCATCCTCGCCGCCACCGTCAGCATGGCAGGCGTCATCAACAACACCGTCAGCGTTACGGCCGGAACAACCAATGCCGTGACCGACTTTTTCGATATTGGCGACCGCGAACAGACTGTCAGGCAGATCGACAGCGTTGAATTCTACGTCCTCCAGCCATCGACCAATACCTCGACAACCATCCAGCTGCGCCAGGAGATGGCCGGAGGATCGACCAACATTCTCTCCTCCTACACCGTCTCCGGAAACGGAACCACCAACGCCTACCCGCGAAGGGCCTGGGACGCGAAGGTGACCGTATCGGGAACCACAAACGCCGTCCAGCACGCCGAGCCCTACGCCGTCAACCGCGCCTTCCTCTTCTACTCGTTCGCCCGAGCCACCAACTCGACACAGGCCGTAGGCTGCACTAATGGCGTATACATCCAATACCGAATCCTCGCGAGGTAACAAATCATGAGCGACGCGACATCCCAGCTTGCAGTAGCGAACGAAGCTCTTGCAGAACTTAAGCAGGTGGCCGGCATCACGTCCATCGCGGACGGTCCAGGAACGACGACCGAGCAGAAGTATTGCAAGCGCTTCTTCGAGCCATGCCGGAAAGCTGTGCTTCGCGCACATGACTGGCCGTTCGCGCGTAAACCAATCTGCGTCGTTGCCAGCTATGACGCCGAGACTGGCACCTGGTCCTTTCCGATCCAGACGGACAGCGTCCGGACAATCAAGGTATCCTCGCAGGGACAACCCGTAAGCTACGAGATCCAGGGGACCAGCATCGTCTGTCTCCGCCCGCCCGACCGAATCCTCTACACAGAGGATGTGCGGGACATCGACCTATGGGACCCGCTCGCAAGAGATGCGCTCGTCCAATTGCTCGCCAGTAAACTCGCAGAACCCGTCAGCGGCCGCGAAGACGCCTGGACGAAGCACTTCAACATGTACAAGGCCGCTGTCGACGAGGCCAAGCTGGCCAGCGCGCGCGAATCCCACACGCACTACGGCTCGCGAAAGAACGGATCACCGGACTACCCCGCCGCAATGTCCAGCCGCTTCGCGAATCCCGGAACATCCCAGACAACCCTCGCGCGAGAAATACCCACATGAGCGTTAAAGTAACACAGCATTCATTCGCAGGCGGCCAGCTCGACCGCGCCCTGCTCGGCGGCAGACAAGACCTTGAGAAATATTTCACGGCAGCATCCAGCCTATCCAACTACATCGTGCAGCGGCAGGGATGCCTATCGAAACGCCCCGGAACGGACCTCTGCTTCGACGCGAGCGAGCGCATGCGTTACTACGACGGCGAGACACTCATCAGCACCACGGACACGTATCGCCTTGTCCCCTTCATATTCGAAGCGGCCTACGGATATGCCGTCCTCTTCACGCCCGGACGCGTCACCATCTACGCCATGGACGGATCAGCCGTCCAAGAGATCGACGACAGCCCCTACCACGACACCATCGAGGAACTCGGTATCTGCCAGAGCGGAGACGTGCTCTTCATCGCCAGCAAGTACCACGTCCCCCACCGCCTCGTGAGATCAGCCGAAGGCGTATTCACCCTGGAACCCCTCTCCTTTGCCAACGTCTTTCCCGTCCCGGGCATTACATCTCTGACTGTCACCGGAGCAACTACCGGAACCGCAGACCGCACCATCGCCTACTGCGTAACAGCAGTTTATAAGGACGGAGAATCACTTCCGTCCATGCCTGCGGAAGTCACCTACAAATCACCCTGGGCCGCCACACAGATCATCACCGTACTGATACGCGCCGCTTTAGCGACACCGCTCTATTACAACGTGTACAAAAAACACTCGTCGTATTACGGATTGATAGGCAGCACCATGTCCAGCGCAACTAAAATCACAGCAGCCGCAGCCTCTTGCGTTGTTACTGAGAAGCAGACAAACGCAACTGCTTACGAGTTGTGGCTTTATGCTATATACGCGACTGACGTCGCCTGCACAGCATTATTAAGCGCGACCGAATTGGTCAAATTTGGGTGGACTCGTGGAGCAGTTGTCTGCCTCTCCGGTGACCTTGAAATAAACATTGATACTCCAACAGCCTTCAACAGAATCCGCATCGGTATCGGCTATGCCAGTCCAAGACTGCGAGTAAGGCCTAACGCATATACTGGATTGTGGAGTTGCTGCCTATATGCAACCAAAACGAGAAAGCACAGCGTCGTTGTAACATTTGAGACAGGCAATCCGGTTACACTTAATTCTGCACTGTTTGATCAGATATCCGGAGGCGCTTCAACTTCGGAGGTGACCTGTGATGGAATTGGCACACCCGCAAATGCCCCATCCGCAGGCACGACAGCGGCGTGGGCAACCATGTCAGCAGCAGGCCACAAGGAATATGTTGATATTGATATGACGCTGGGTGAGACCCGCAAAGTCACGAAGATCGTTATCAAAGGCTGGACTGACGAAGCAATGACCACGGCCTGCGCTGGAGATATTGGAACCACATACGCAAACTTTACCTATACGGTGGCCTACACAGGAAACCCCATGATCATCAACGGCGTGGAACTGTACGCCGTCGGCGGCGCCGTCCTGACCTTCACCGACGACTACATCACACCGAACGTCGCCGTCGGCATCCCGAAGCAAACCGAACTGTTCAAGGCCGACGGCGAACTCCCTGGGCTGGTAACCCTCTACCAGCAGCGACTCATGTTCGCCTCAAGCCTAGCCAGCCCCAGCAAGTACTGGCTATCGCGCCCCGGAAACTTCCTCGACTTCTCATCCAGCGAGATCATCACGGAAGCCGACCCGATCATCGCCAGCTTGCCACTGACCAAAGGCCCGCGCATCTCCCACATCATCTCGCAGCGCGATGTCCACTGTTTCTGTGAGTCCAGCGAATGGCTGCTCCGAGCCGTCAGCGGCAACACCCTCAGCTACAAGACCATCACCGCCGAGATGCAATCCGCCGCAGGATGCGCCGACTGGCTCCCGCCGGTCATGTGCGGCACCTCCATGCTCTTCGTTGAGAAGTCCGGCCGATCCGTCCGCGAATACAAGTATGATTACGCAGCCGACGGCTTCGCAGGCCGCGACATCTCCGTCGTCAGCGCCTCGCTCTTTGAAGGCAAACAGATTTATGACTGGGCCTACCAGCAGCACCCCGACTCCATTCTCTGGTGCGTCATGTCGGACGGAACGATGCTCGGGTTCACATACATGCCCGAGCACGAGGTATACGCCTGGTTCCGCGCCGACCTGTCAGGCGGAGCCGTTCTGGCTATTTGCGGTACCGAAGCGCTCATCGGGTACGACCAGCGCATGGCAACGTCTGAAATCTTCCTGCTGGTCAAACGAAACGACTCCTACTATATCGAACGCATGCGCCCGCGCCCGGTCGGCGAAACGCTCATCAGCCGCGCCCTACACCTGGACTGCCTTTCCGAATACACCGCAGCAGCCGAGCAGACGATACCCGAAGGATTCGTCGCCGTGAACAAGGCGACCGGCGCCACGACGGAAGAACCCGTCGAAGACGACGTCTACATCCAGGGCGTACCCATCACAGCGGAACTCACGACGATCCACCCTGAAATCCCGGGAAGCGGAACGATCCAGAACACCGTCAAGGCCGTCGTGTCTGCACAACTTCGCGTCCTAGACGCCGAAGGCCTCAACATGCGCCTTGCCCTCCAATCCGACGATAAGAACCAGGGCGTGCGAGACTGCGAAGAGACCATCACTCCGGCAGTTGCTCCCGACATGGAGGCGACCGTCGTGCTGGCGAACGGTGATTTTGACGTGATACCCGAGCAGGCCAACAGCCCAGACGGACGGATCACGATCACGGACAACGGATTGTTCGGCTCGACAATCCTCTCCATTTCCACAAACCTCAGCATACAGCCGAATGACGGCGCAAGGGGATAACATGACACCAGCCTCCATCACAACAGTCAGCCGTGAACAATTCGATGCCCTACGGCCCGCCATGCGCCACCTCGACCGCGATGTGCTGGCCTCCGTCGGCTGCGATCCCGAGAAAGAACTCGACGATAGCTGGGAAGCCGCGACCACACGCAAACTCATCATAGACGAGAACACACAGAAGCCGCTCGGAATCTGGTTATCGATGCACCCCTACATGGATGACCGCACGTCCCTCTGGACCCTGCTCACCTTCAACGCGCTAGACAAGGAAATAGTTGCGTTCGTGCGTAACACGCGCCGAGTCATCCCGGCGCTCTTCGAATTCGAGCCGACCTACGTAACACGAGCTATATCCGTGATGCCCCTCGCATTTGAGCGAAGCCTCGCTTGGCACCTGCGCGTGATCCGGTCCAAGATTATCTTCAATTTTGATTACAAGGCGCAACCTCACGTAATGGTAGAAATGCGGAAGGAGTGGTACTAATATGGCAGCAGGAATGGGTGCAGCACAAATGGGGTCAAGCGTCGCCGGCGGATGGATGTCCGCCATCGGCGGCATCGCCCAGGCGCAGGAACAGAAGAACCAACTCGACCAGCAGGCCGAGAACGAAAGATACCAGGCGCTGCTCAACGACCACCGCGCATCAGTCGCCCAGCGGGGCGGCGAGATCGAGGCCGAGCGCCGGGCCAGGCAGATCGCCGTCGACCTCGGCAATAACCGCGCCGCCTTTGCAGGAAACGGCCTTCTCCTAGACGGAAGCGCCGACAGCACCGGGCTCATCGAAGACGCCACCGTCGCTGAAGGCTGGCAGGACATTGGTATCATCAAGGATAATGCCGCCATGCAGGTGTGGGGATTCCAGACCAACGCCATCCAGCAGCGCCAGAGCGCATCAGAAATGAACCGGCAAGGCAAGAAAGGCGTCAAAGGCGCGAAGGTAACGGCCATCGCCTCCATCTCCACTGGACAGGGCGTACAAACCGGCGGCATGCAATCCTACTTCGCAGGCCGACAATCCAGCAATCAAGGCGGAGGATCGGCAGCCACCTACCAGTGGAGCGGCATGCAGGATCAGCGATCATCCTACGGCGTCCAAGGCGCATCCAACCAAACCATGCGAGCATAAGGAGACCCCATGCCACCACAAGCACCCACACCATCACAGGAACGGCTCGGCAATCTCCCCGGCGTACAGGACGCCTACGTCGCCGACACCACCGCCCCGGCCAAGGCCATCATCGAAGTAGGACGCTCCCTGCAGAACAACCAGGCATTCGCGCAGGTCGCCAACATCTTCGAACAAAAGGAGCGCCGCAACGTCGAAGACGCCTACATGCGCCTGCAGGCGGCCAACAACGCCCACCTCAACGGCGGAGCCTTCACGCTCACCGGAGACCCCATGGACAGCGAGGACGGCGGCGGCTATCTCACCCGTCGCGGCAAGTTGGCCGAGGGAAGTGACGAGGAATACCGCTCCACCATGCAGAAGGTGTCGGATCGACTCACTAGCAAGATGAACGCCAACGAGCGGCTTCAATTTCAAAAGCTGTACAGTCACACGACCGAGCAAAGCCTTTCCGCTCTGCGCCGGAACACCGACAACGAGATGCTGCGCTATACGTCAGAGCTGACCGACGCGACCTTGCAATCGGCGGCGGCGGCCCATTTATCCACGGCCATCAACTCCTATACCCAGCAGCAAGCGTTTAACAACGGAGCCATAGACATGGCGCAACGGCAGGCGCTATCGACAGACGATGCCCAGTCCTATGTCGGCGCACGGTCGGCGATTGCCGCACAAGCCCAACAACAGGCCGTCGGCGTTTTTACCGACTGGCACAACGCCATCACGACAGAGTTTGACCGCGCGGCAGAGTTTATGCGTTCCCAGGGTATGGATGAAAAAACCATCGCGTGGCGAAAACAGGAATTCTTTAAATCGCAAGGCGTCGCCCTGACCCAGTCGCTCGCAGCCAAGGCGCAGACCGCGGCCAGCGAAACCAACGCTGCCGAATGGATCGCGATGGCCTCGAAAGCGGCCGAGGTGACCCTGCCGCCCGCACTCAAGGCTGACGCGCTGTCAGGCCTGGAGGGGATTAAAGGCCAACGCCTGCAGGCGCTGTTTGGGCTGGCCCGAAACGAACGTAACCTTGACAAGCAGGAACAACTCGTCGCCATTACGGAAACCGCAGCCCAAAATTTTAACGCCGGAGGCAAACTGCTTGGATCCGTCGCTGACGAGGCGAACGCCATCCGGGCCCACGCACAGAAGACGGAAAAAGAGTTCGCCTACGAAGCTCTGGCGACAGGCCGCCCTTACGACCCCAAAAACAATGAACGGATGGAGAAAGCCCTGAGGTGGGCGAAGCCGACGTTTGAGGCGCGACAGCGCACAGCCTTGAGTCGCCAACTCTCCGACCAGGAACACTTCATCGGTGCGATGACCGGAGCCGGTGCCTGGTTTGATAAGGACGGGAAGATTACAGCCCTGTCCGTTGATGATCGCCGATCCATCCTGCGCACGCAACTGGCCGACGGGAACATCAGAACCCCCGCCTACGAAACAGCAATCAGCAAGCTCGACAAAATCGAACAGTCCGGAAAGAAACAGCTCTATGAGCGCGTCTCCGCCGATGTCTGCGTCGCCCTCGGCAAGGAGATTAAGACGGCCTGGAAGGACGGCACCGCCGTCCTGGGCGATAAAGAGGACCCGACAAAGTGGATTGCCCATCTCGGCTTTGATGACCCCCAGACGCAACTGGTACCTGAACGCGTACCCGATAACAGGCCCCGAGGGGACATCAATTTCTCCGACGGGAAGCGGGAGACCGGACGCATGGTCGAGCAAACCTCTGTCATCCGCCAGAAGCGCGACGTGCTCGCCCGTGACATTCCGAAGATGATCGACCTTCTTATGGCTGCGGACTCCGCGGACGGGCTCATGGTTGACCTGGACGACAACCCCAAGACGCCCGCCGTCAAAATGGACGCCCGAGCCTACAAGGCGAGCCTGCTGACAGATATTAAGAAACGTCTGACGGCCATCGACATCGACAAGCAGGCGCGCGGAATCTTCGCTGCCGTCTCGCGGCGCGACCGCGACCGGAAAATCACCGAAGCCGCCGCCGTCTCGAAAAACGCCAGACTCATGCTCCCTACAAACGACACCGCCCCGGCCACACAGGACACAGAGGACACCTATGACTATTGATCCGAACATCACGAAGGTACAACCCGGAGACGACCGAGCTTTGCTGGACGACGTCCCGCCGATAAACATGCTATCTTTTGACCTGGAGACCCCCGACGCCGCCCCGGACGAGTTCAAGGGTGCGGCTGCCCGGCGCATATCCGAGGCATTCAAGGTGCCCGATCCAGACGGCAGGATGTGGAGACACGACAAAGGCGCATTCCCGACTGGCTCCGAATATCTCGACTACATGCGCGGCATGGTCAAGAGCGGCGACATCTTCGAGTATTCAGCCACGCCCGAACTCAAGGAATTTGTAAAGGCCGACGCCGCCGGACGGCTCGCCCTCGCGAGGAAGGCCAAAGGCTTCACGGAGACGATATCAGGCGCAATCTCCAAAGCTATCACGCCGGAAGGCTATGGGCTCCAGGACAACGCCCGGGAACTCGCCGGAGCACCGCCGGAGATAATCGAGGCGAACCGCAGAATGAGAATGCGGAAAGAATTCGTGAGCATGGGCAACGCCGAACCATCCACAGAAGACAACGCCGACCGCGCCGCCATGGATGCGTGGCGGCAGAAAAGGGACGACGCCACCCTCATCGAGGAGCACCACGGGAAGCTCATGGACTCGAATACCGCACTCCTTTATCTCAATCTCGCACCGTCCCTATCCGACAAAGGCCGCGAGATAGCCGCCAATGCATTCAAGGACAGGAAGCTGTCCGGGAGCGACATCGCGGACTTCCAGCGGCTCGACGAAAACGAGCAAGCCATCATCGCCAAGCTGGCGCGGATGGCGCGCAAGCCCGTCGAAGGCACCTTCTTCAACACGATGGGCGACGCGGGCATCGGCTTCCTCAACGGGATACTCTCGACGCCCGCCCAAGCCATGGAGCAGCTCGGCTCCGTCGACCGCAAGATATTCGGGAAGATGTCCGGCATCGTGGACGACGCGGAACTCAACCGCCGGGCCCGAGAAAAACAGAGGCTCATGGAGGCCCTCGACGATCCGGTGGGCATCAATCCGTCAGGAGCCGAGCACGGCTATCTCGCCCGCGCCATCGTCGGGGCGGCCTCGACGCTGCCCTATATGGCTTATGCCTCCATCCCCTACGCCGGAGGTGCCGTGATCGCCGCGCAGTTCATGCAGCAAGTGGACGACCAGATCGCACAGGAAGGCGGCGACGTGTACGGAAAGGGCCTGGAAGGGTTCGCTTACCAGCTCGTCGCGGGCGCGCTGTATTGCGGCGTGGAAAAAGTCCAGGCGCTCCCGATATTCGGCAAGGACATTGGCCTCACCAAGAAACTGATGTTTGTCAAACTCTTCTCCAGACACGGCGCGGCCGCAGCCGAGAAGGTCGTGCTACACATCGGAAAAGACACGTTCGAGGAATCGCTCGAGGAAGGCGTGCAAGGAATCATTCAGCAGCATGCGGCCTCCGTCGGGCTTGACCGCGGCCCGGGATGGCGCGAATCCATCAATCAAGGAATCGGCGACTTTACGGAATCCCTCGGCACGATGGGCATCATCGCCGGCATCGGCGCGGGTAAGCAGGCTTATTCCGCGCGGTCAGCCTCCGGAAAGGATGTCTTACGGGATGCCGTCGTCAACGCCGGGCGGCGCGAATCGTTCCTCCTCGCGGATAACCCGTATGCCGGACGCGCGTCCGAAGAAGCATCAAGAGAAGCCCATAACGAGATTTATGCCGAGGCCGGCCGTTACAAGGTCGCCTGGGACAAGGGCGGCACGGCGGCGCTCATCAAGCAGTTCGGCATGAGCGAAGACCAGGCCGCCCTGATCAGCCGCGCCTTTAGCGCGGACACGGAAGCGGAAAACGCCGACAACTTCATCCAGGGCCGGAACATCTTCATGCGCACGGCTGGCAAGGGCGCCGCATACGTGGAGGACACCCCGGAGAGCATCCGCGCGCTCGTGGCCGAGTCCGGCGCACAGGCCAAGGAAAAGCTCATGGAGCGGGGCTACACCGAGACAGGCGCGGCCCGCGTGTCGGAATACTACACTGCTGAAACGGATAGCCGGAAACTTTTGGAAGGCGTCATCAAAGACATCGCCGCCCGACGCGCCGCTGAGTGGGCGCAGCCCGCGGCTGCCGACGCACGGGCGAAGGACGCAGCGGACATCGCTGCCGAACTCCAGCCCCTACGCTCCATCTACCAGCGGGCCGGCACCTCCGAAAACGCGGTCAAAGCGTTCAACGAACTCAAATTCACGCCCGACCAATCCAAGCGCATGGTGGAAATCTTCGACCAAGAGCACAAACTCGCCACGTCGCCGCAAGCCGCCGCCGCCTTTCGCGCGGCCTACCTCGACAGCTCCGAAGAGGAGACCGCCGCCGAACGCCTGAAGCGCATGACGGGCTTCGAGAGCGAAGCCGCGCCGGAACACGGCGAGGGAGCCGCCCGGCTCACCCTCAAGGATAACGACGGTACCGTCAAAGGTCGGATCCTCTACCTCCCCGGCCAAGAGGAAACCTTCGACCCCGAGAGCCGTCACGCCTGGGAGGCGGTCAACGCCGCGCTCCCCGGCATCGTCTCCGCCGACGAATGGCAAGCCTTTGCGCCCGAGCAGCGAAAAGCCTTCGCCGACGCGTACGGCATCCGCGCGCGCGGCGGCTTCCAGGTGATCGACGAGAACGACCCCGCCATCCAAGCCGACGGCACCCAGGCCGACCTGCTCACCGGCAAGCTCACGCTCGCCCCTGACGCGCCGTCAGCCACGCTCTACCACGAAGCCACCCACGCCTGGCTGGCCGTCATGCGCCGCACCGGAAAACTCACCCCTGCCGACATCCAGAAGCTGCAGGCCCGCTACGGCATCGCACACGACGACACGGCTTGGTTTGACGAAGAAAAGTTTGCGGACGACATCCGCGAAATCGGCGCGGGCCGGGACTTTACCCCCGACCGTTCCATCGCTTCCCGCTTCATCGCGGCGGTCAGACGCTTCGCCGGGACTGCCCGTAATGAACAGGCGCAGCGCAAGGCCTCTTCGGATGCGCTACAGTCGCTCTACGAAAACATCGTGTATGGCCGCGCCTTCGACGGCGTGGGCGACCTGAAGGCGCTGACAGCGGCAAAGACCGCCACAGACGCAGCGGCAACCGCCGGACAAGCGGCCGACCCCATGGCCGGAGCCTCGACCGCCAAAGCCGAAGCACAAACAGGGGACGTCCCAGCAACCACAGAAGACGGCGCGAAGAAACAAACCGATCAAAAGAAGCCGAAAACGAAACAGGACGGAACATCCTGGACTGCCGCGACTCCGCAGGGAAACCTCCGCGTCAGCGGTTACTGGCTCATCGCCCCCCGCGACCACTTCATCAGTGACACGGATCCGCGTTATGACTTCTCGCTCCAGGGGCGCACCCGCGACACGACATCCGCAAGCGCGGAGCAGGTCGCCGCGATTGCCGCGCAGGGCACGTTTGACGCGCTGCGCCTCCTGGATTCCCCGGATACCGCGAACGGGGCCCCCGTTGTCTCCCCCGTCACACTGAAAAACCCAGACACCGGCAAAAAAGAAACCTATTACATGGTCCTTTCCGGCAACGGACGCTTTCGCGCTCTGGATAAGATTGATATGGACAACCGGGGCGACGAATACCGCAACCCAGTCAAGCTGTTCGCGGATGAACGCAACATCCCGTATGCTGCCGCCGACATGACCGCCGAAGCCCGGCCACGCCTTGCGCGCGTGATCACCAAAAAAACCGTCGGAGCCACCCTCCAGCAGATCGCCGGACTCTCCAACCAGAACGCCGTCCTGCAGATGACCGACGCCGAGCAGGCATCGACCGACGCGGAGCTGATCCAGCGGGATGACACCGCAGGGCTGTTCAGTGCGAACAAAGACGGTCTGCCCTCGAAGACGGGAAGCGATGCGTTCTTCTCATGGTTTGCCCGTGCGACCGGCGACGCCTCGCTGATCGACTCCAAGGGCAATCCAACTCCCACGGCGCGCGACCGCGCACGCCGGGCCATGCTCGCCTTCGCCATCGGCAGCGGCGAAAACGGCAAGGCGACGGTCATGGCGTTTACCGAGAATGCGGACGCTCTCGGGCTCGACCGGCAGCGCGACGCGCTCCTGATGTCAGCAGGGACGCTTTCCTCCCTGGGGAACATGAAACCCGAATACAACCTCGCAGAGGAGCTGTCCCGCGCCGCCGCCGCCATGCTCGCCATCGCCCGCGACCGGAAAGCGGGCAAGACCGCCACCGCTGAAACCTTCCTGCAGCAAGGCGACATGCTGAACCCGGCACCGGCCGCCACAGCGGAAACATTACGCATACTCGACTCCGGACGACCCTCCGAAGGTATTGCCGAGGCCTTCCGCAGATACGCCGACCTGGCGTCAAAGATCGACACCGCCACGCCCGACATGTTTGGCGAACCCCCCACACCCAAAGACACGCTGCTCAAAAAGGCGTTTGAGGATACTGCCGTTCCGGAAGGGGTCCGCTACAGCATCGCCATCGCCGCCCGACGCTATGCGCTGAGCGTCAACATGCCAGCGGAAGGGGAGAAGCTCCTCGCCGGTCAACTCGAATTTCTCTTTGCCCGCCAGATGGATCCGGAATATCGGCTCAAGATCCAACGCGCCACGGAAAAAGGTAAAGCCACGAAAAAGGCAAAAGAAGTCGCCCGAGTCATGGAGATCCGCGACGCGACCGCGCGCGCGCTGTCAGACCCCGGAGCCCCGGCTCTATGGCAGCAAGCCTTCGAGAAGGCGGGCGACACGGTCTCGCGCGTGATTCACGACTTCTTTATGCCGGACGGCCCACAGCGTTTCCCGTTGACGTTCGAAGGCAAGTCACTCATCGGAATGAAGATCAGGAGTTCCCATGACATGGCCGCCCTGCTGATGCCATTACGCAACCCCTACCAGGAGAGTTCCAAAGCCATCTTCCTTGACGAAAACAACCGCGTCCTCGGTGCTGAAGTGGTAACCGTCGGGCTTCTCAACGCAACATCTGTTCACCCGAGAGAGATATTTAAACGCGGAGTGAAACTTGGAGCCAAAGGCATTGTATTCTCACACAACCATCCGTCGGGCAATCCGACGCCATCAAAAGAAGACTGGACAATCACCGACAGACTCACAGAAGCAGGGAAGATTCTCGGCATAAATTACGTTGACCACATCATCACCAACGGGAATACATTCTATTCATTCAAAGACGCAATGACGCATATTATCAGTGGAGACATGCCGGAATGGGAGGCTATCCCGGCGGGCAGCGGAGATAAGATTTCTCGCGCGTATGACGCGGCGTCACTCGCCAACGTGCTACGCCAGAGCCAAGGCGACTATATCCACGCCATCATGCTCGATACACAAACGCGTATTGCCGCCGTCCATCGCATACCCTTTGACGCCAAAACAACATTACCGAAAGACGTCATGCGGTCCGTCTTCAGGGCCGCCGCAGGCAATGCCACATTCGGCATTATCCTCGACCTTACTGCAGAAGGGTTGACACGCGACACGGCAGAGTATCTGCACCGAATAATCTCAGAACAATCCCGCGTCATAGGCATGGAGCTCTTCGACTCGATCTATCAAGACAAAGGATGGGCGGTATCGATCAAAACCAGCGACAAAGAGGGGCTAATTTTGCCGCTCACCTCCAAGGCGGCAGAAAACAAGGACGTGCGCTACAGTGTGACGGGCGAAAACGCACTCGACTGGATCCGCGAGTATTACGACGAATCGCACGGAGACCAGCAAGCTGGAAGCGAGCGAGACACAAAGGAGCGGCTGGCCGCTGAATACGCGGCCGTGGAAGCCGAGCACACCAACCCGAACGGAACCCGCAAGGACTCCTGGATGAAAGCGCCCAACAGGGAGCGAACAAACCTTGAAGAGCGGCAATGGATAACCGTTAGAACGCCATCCTTCAAGGCATGGTTTGGAGATTGGGAAACGGATCCCAAAGGCGCAAGCCGGGTCATCAATAAAAACGGGGAGCCCAAAGTCGTTTACCACGGAACCTACTTTGCGGGCTTCGCTGAGTTTAAGCAGCAGGCGGACACCGAACCCGGAGGAACCGGCCTGGTTCTCGGGCACTATTTCAGCAGCAATCCGGATATAGCGGTAACCTACGCGGGAACGATGACACGCGCCGACGCGTTTTCAGATGTGGGCTTTTATGGCGTCCCAGTCGATACCTACGCAGGCATCTATCCGGTTTTCATTAACATCCGGAATCTCAAAAAATATGATTTCCAGGGAGAGGACTGGAACCAATACGACGACGAACGCACCGGGATGGAGACAACGCGCACCCTTGCGCGACGCGCGATGAAGGCCGGCGCGGACGGAGCTATCTTTGAAAACGTCGTGGACATGGGCGGGTTTATGGATCACCTCGAGGATGAGTTTGTTTCAGACGACATTTATGTGGTCTTTGCGGAAAACAACATCAAGAGCGCCACGTCGAATATCGGTAGCTTCTCGCCCGAAACAGAGGATATCCGTTACAGCGTCCAGACGCGGAGACTTGAACCGATGATGCTCCCGGATAGCATGGCCGAGGTTTTCACATCGACCAGTGTATCCGCCCTCTCACAAACCAAGTTCAAAGAGGAGCGCGCCCAGCACAAAGCTTTCCGCGACATCGAGGATTGGGAACGAGCCGAGACCTACGCAAGGCAACTCACCAAGAAGCAGGACACGCTATTACTCGGCCAGTACCTGCTCGCCAAGTATCACGGCGACAATGCTTGCGCAAAAGCCGTTGTCGATAAATGGGCGAAGCCATCCGAAGCCTTGCGGTTAAAATCAGTCATCGGAGACATGGGACTCCTGAAACCCGTCATCACGGCGGCAATCACCCAGAAAGAAGGCAATCACGTCAACAAGATTCCCGCGATGTACGCCGCATGGATCGCCAAACAGATTGGCGGCTACACTTCCGCACCGATGAGAAAAATCAAAGGCAGCCCCAACACAAACGCATCGATGGGCAACCGCATCAATGATCCCGCCGAATTCATAGGAGGCGACGACATTGACTCCGTTTCCCCCGTCATCATGGTGGATGACGTGTTGACAAGCGGAAACACGATGTGGACTGCGTACGAGGCGCTGAAGGCCAAAAACCCAAACGCGAATGTAGTGGCTTTTGCTGCGCTGGCATTCAGCAGGTTCACACAAAATATCCGGCCGACGCAAAAACAGTTGACCGGCTTTTGGAAAAAGTCTAAACTCACACCCACATCCTTCAAGGAGCGTATCGGAAATGACATCAACAAACTTACCGGAACAGAAATCCAATGCTACATCCTCACCGGAGCAGCCGGTCCGGACGGGGCAACAAGATTCTTTACGCCCCCAGACAACGGAGGAGGACGTTCTGACAGTGGAGGCAAACGAGGGGATGGAATGGGCGGCGAAGGCGTACGGCGTCCCGATCTTTCGCAAATCCGCTACAGCCTAGACCACACAGGCCGCGCCTACGACAAGGAAGACGCGGTCGTAGGACTCATGGCCTACTCGGCATTTAAGGGGACGCCGTTCCCCAGCCGGAACACGATCGCTCTCTATGCCCAGGGAATCGGCCTTGACTCTTATGATTACGACAAGCTGGCTGACCGGGCCCGGACGCTTGCGAGCAATACCGAAGATTCCGCCATCCGAAAAGCCGCCGCCTCCGCAGACCCGGCAAAAACCGCCTACGCCATCGGAGAGTTTTCACGTAGAGCCGCCCGCGCCTACGTCCGCGCTGGCGCAAGCGAGGGCGAACGGCTCGCCCGGAGCGCGGATCGCATCCAGGGAATGACCGAGGCGAATGTCCGCAAAACCATGCAACTCATGACCGGCGCGGACTATGCCTCCATTGAAACCGACACAGCCATTGACATCGCAGCCACCATCCTTTACGCCGACCCCAAGAAATTCAACCCTCAGGCCGAGGACGAGAAAAAACAGGCGGCGGCCGGCGCAACCACTGGCGCGGATTCCTCGGACACGGAGAATCCCGCCGAAGCCGACAACGCAAACCCCGAGACGGATGAAGACACACCCGGCCTGACCGATAAGCAGCGTGCCGAGATCACGCGCAAGCGCGCCGAACGCGAAGCCCGTATCCAGGGCTACCTTGACGCCGCCGCCAAACGGGGCACGGACAACCGCTTCCAGGAAGAAGAACGCCGCCGCAAGGCCAGGGAAGCGAAAGCCGCCGAAGGGAATACCGACAGCGCAGCGGCCGACGACCCCGGGGCGGGTGACGCCGCGTCAGGTGTGACGCCCGAGACGGTGACGCAGGAACACACGGACACCAGTCCAGCCCTCCCGGTCGAGTTCACAGACAAATGGGACGCCGCCGCCTTCCTGCGCGTCTGGGCCTTCGACCGCTTCAATCGCGATAACCCGAACCGGCTGACCCGCGACATCACGAAAGACCGCGTCGCCGTGGAATTCTACCGGAAGACCGCCGTGCAGGAACTGAACGAACTCGCCCGTAAGCTGCTCGAGCCCGGCTATAAGCGCGAAATCGTCCTGATGGACATCGCCTCTATCGCGCCAGGTCTCAAAGTCAATGAGATCGAACGCAAGAGCGCGTACGTCTTCGGCCGCCTGAACCGCTACGCCGTCCGCGAGGGGACGAAGTCGCTCATCAAAAAATTCAAGAACGAAATCAAACGCCAATATATCAAGGGCGAGAAGTTCGAGGAGCTCGGCGTTGACCTCGGCCGCACGATTACCGGCGGTGTCGAAGAGGACGCACGTTACGTCGCCCGTATCTGTGAGCTGTCCGAGAAGCACGCCGAAGGCGAAATCTCCACGCTCACACGTGAAGAGAATCGGCTTAAGGCGATCATCAATGAGCGCGAGAACCTGACCGACATCGACGGCAACCCTCTCGCTGTCGGCGATGACGACATGCAGCTCCGGAAGGCGCAACGCCAGCTTGCGCTGCTGACCCAGTACGGCGGCATGGTGGACATGATGCCCGGCGAGATCCTCGACCTGACCGGCAAGGGATTGGACGCCTTTGCGCAGGAAGCCATCGCTCTGAGACAGCGCTGGGAAACATACGATCAACTCGTAAAGTCAATTCGCGATCCGCTCGCGGCGGCCATCGCACGGAATCCCGGAGACCCCGCCGTGGAACCGACGGCATTCGGAGACATCGTCGACAGCCTTACAGGTATGTTGAGGCTGAGGCTTGATAATCTTACACGCTTTGCCGACCCGGAGAAACGCGAACCCGCGCGCGCTGCGATCTCCGACATCATGGATCTGCTGGCGCAAGGCGGAAGAGACCACGCCATCGCCATCCAAGGGGACGAAGCGGCGCTCGTCCTTGCGCTCGGGAAGATCCTCACGCGCCCGGACGGCCGCCCCGATCCGCGCCGGACCAGGGAATATCTCAGGCGGCTCGACCAGAAGATACCCGCCGAGCTTTCCGAACAGCTCACGCGGCAGCAAAGGCAGGGGCTTATGACTTACGGCCAGATGATCCAACTCTTGACCTCGCTTGACCAGACTGGAGGCTTTATGCGGAACATCCTGAAGAACGGACGCGAGAAGCAAGCTGCGCTCATCCGTTCATTCACCTACGAAGATCCGAAGACGGGCGAGACTAAGAAGGTGCTCACAAACGAGGACATGCTGTTCGTCGAATGGCTGCGCCGCGAGTTCTATCCGCAGAAGCGCGGCATCCTGAGCACCGTCTTTGAACGGCTGGCCGGCCGCCCCGTGGACAACCCCGACCCGCTCTACTGCCCCGCCAAGTTTCTGATCCCGAAGAAAACCGGGATGAACGACGTGACCGGAAGCGCCTGGCAGGCCATCGACGGCGTATTCAGCCGCCGCGTCAGTCACACGCTCGACTTCGACGAACAGGCATCCGTTCTCGACCTGTTCCGCGACCGCTCCCGCAAGTCCGCCCTCCTGACGGCCTACGGCGAACGCGGACTCGTCCTGAGGGAAGTGCTCACGAGCAGCCAGTTCCAGGACGCCGTCCGAATATTCCACGGAGAGGCCGCGCTCTCACACATCCTAACGCAGGTTTCCCAGTCGCTCAACGGCGGCAAGACGCGCGCCAAGAACGACAGGCATACCGCTGCGGCCGACCTTGCCATGAAAGTGACCACCTACATTGGTATCGGATGGAACGTCCAGTCCGCATTCAAACAGACCGCTTCACTCCCGGTGTTCGCCAACGTTATCGGATTCAGAAAACTCCTAAGCATTATTACGGGGCCGATCGACCGGGACGCCGTAAGACGGCTAAAGGAAAGCGATGAATACCACATCCGCTATGGGACGGGCCCAGCTTCAGGAATGGACATTGCGACACGCGGCGTTTATGAGGATCCGGACAAAAGCGTCTGGCAGAAATTTTTCTGTGACTGGGGACTCTACGCCAACCGAAAAGCGGACTGGCTCATCAGCGCGTGGATCGGGCAGGGCGTCTACCGCGACCTGAAGGCTAAATACCTCGACAACGGGATGGACGAAGCGGACGCCGAACGCCGCGCCATATCTGAGACCTTCAGCCTCATCGAGGAGACCCAGCAGTCCGGACGCACGGAAAACACCATGGCGCTCACGCGCGAGCACGGTCGCCTAGGAAAACTCTTCACCCAGTTTGCGACATCGCCTCTGCAGCAGATGCAATATGAGTTAGTCTCATTCAACGAATGGCGCGGCCTGGTCGCCAACAAAGGGCCGCAAGCCAACATCATAGAGGCGCGGAACCGGTTTATGCGTGCGCTCTTCATCAACCACGTCATCGTTCCCGCCATCATGGTAGGCATAGCCGGATTTTACAAAGGCGCGACCGGCGGAGAACCCGACTGGAACAAAGACGGATTCTGGCAGCGCGTCCTGATCGCCGCGATCATGGGGCAGTTCAGCCGAATCCTTCTCGCGGGCGCATTCACGGAACAGACGTTGAACGCGTTCTTCCTGAGACAGAAGCCCAACCTCGGCCAGCTTGTTCCGGCCGAAGGCATCATCCGCTTTTCGGCGACCCTGGCCTTTCCCGTGCGCGACATCGCCACGTGGGACATGGAGAACCTCCATGCAGATATCATGCGCGCCCTTAAGTCAACAGCCGTCACACGCATGCCGACACAGCTGTATGAAAGCTACGTCGACGAAGAGAAGAAATAAGCAATGGCGAACCGTTGGCAAATAACACGGCAAAGCCGTCAAACAATAACCAAAACGAGCACATTACATGCCGACCGCACACCGTCCATTTCAGTTGGTTTACTTAAAACCCCTAATATATTGGGGTTTTTAGTGGTGGGCCCAGCAGGACTCGAACCTGCGACCAAAGGATTATGAGCATTCAGGACGGTTTTGCAAATCAAGCACTTATGACTTGCGTTGGCTAATCGGCAAAATGTCGAAAAACTTCTTACCATCACCGGGATGGACAAGGCCGCGGTAGTGACGGAAGAAGATATCCGTGCCGCGGTGACCCATCTCGCTGGCGACCAGGGCGGCATCGTGGGTCAGTTCGTATGCGTAGCTGGCATAGCTGTGCCGCATGCAGTCCATCGGCCATTCCTTGATGTGTGCTAAAGCGTCTTCGAGATCACGGGTTTTAGCACACAGGTCGCGGATGGCGGCGTACAGATGTTTGGCTGAAAGCGGCGGTATTGGATTTTGCGGCGGGTATGCGTCCAGCCAGGCGCGTAAATTGTCACGGATTGGCACCGTGCGGTGGTCGGAGGTTTTCGCCACGCTGCCGTCGATCATGATCCACTCTTTGCCGATCCGCGCCGGATCCAGGCGGGCCAGCTCGGCCGGACGGATCCCGGCGAAGAGCCCGAGCGCTAGATACGGGACCAGCGCCGGACGTTTCTCTTTGGCCAATGTCATGAGCGCCGCAGTCTGCGCAACCGTCAGGATGCCACGCCCAGGCTCGGCGACGCGGGACTTGGAGACCAGGAGCGCGGGGTTGCCGGAGGTCATGCCTTCGCGCATGGCCCAGCGAAAGAAGGTGGCCAGATGGCGTATGACATTGTTACGGGTGATCCCAGAGCGGTCGCCGATAAGCTGGTTGACATGGTGCGACTTGATCGAGGAGACCGGGGCGTCTTCGCCGCAAACCGCTTCCAGCCGCTTCAGGACGTGCCGATATCCGCGCAGGGTCAATGGCAGGGCCCCGTGCCGCCGCTCCTCAAGGAAGCGCTCCCTTGCCTCATTCAGCGGTATCTTGGGGACGGACATCTCTTTCGCGAGGACTTTGGCGGCTTGAAGAAGCGTCGCACCCGCAGGGAGCACCGCGAGCGCGTCTTGCGCATCGAGCATCTGGGCGCGAGTCAACGGCGCGCGGGAGAACTTCATGGCCGTGTCCTGGGCGTCGATCCAGGCGCGGGCCGACTCCTCGTCAGGCATCCGGGCGCGCGTGCGGCCGTACGCCTTGCAGATCACGCAGTCGAAACCGCGGCCGTTGGCCGCGGGCGAATAGCGGCCAGGGCCGTAGGGGATGCTGCGGCCGCGACGCTTGCGCACCGGAGGCGGGGCGAACTTCACGCCTGGACCCCTGCGCTTCGGGGTCAGTTTCATGATGGGACCCTCGGGGCCGGCCATGTATGGTACAGGGTCTTCGGACATGGTAAAAATCCGCTTGCGATTCTAAAGTCAATCTGTTAAATTGGTGCCTACATTTCAAACGACCCGGTTGCGGCGTAGTTGCAAAATTACGTCGCAACCTTTTTGTTTTCCAGGCTTCCTTCGGTCTCAGTCCGCCAACCTTGACGCGGAACCGTCGTAATCTTCCTTGAATCGCCAGAAACGCCCGCTCCTGTCCCAGACCACATCCCCCTCTGTTAACTTACGGAAGGCAGCTAGAACCTTTTTATCGATAGCGAGGTTTCCATTGTCGTTGATGTAAACGAAGTCATCGCCGAACCGATCCTGAATCTCGCAGACGGCGACATCCTGGTAGAGGTCGTTGTCCTCAGCAAGTCGCTCAAGCATAAACGATGCGACGTCAGACGCGGAGATCTCGCTCATTTTTTTTCTTTGCTCTCTTTTTCGTCAGTCACTAAATTGAGCATGTCCGCAGTAAAACATCCCCTCTCTTTTTTGCTGCCAGCAAACCAGACGTATTCCATAATACCATTAAGAGGAGACCTTGTCCCGGCACACGTCATCTTCGGGCCTCCTGATTTAAGCTGCACGATATCACCAGTTTTGAATTCTGTCATACTGTATTCCTTTTTTTTGTGTTACTCGATCTTGTTCAAATTATTCTTTCGCTTCAGACTTGATTTTCCACATGGCGGCCTTGATATCGGTGGCGTGGCGGTTGATCCAGACCATGGCGTTGCCGTGAATGCGACTATCACTCTTGCCGACGTTTATCCCGGACTCGACGGTCGGGACCAGCGTCTTGCCTTCCAGCGTGTAACGGACGGTCACGCTCCGGCGATCAATCGCGTATGACACGAGAACCGACTTGGCATCCTTGTCTTGAACAGTCCAGACGCCATCCTCATAGGACTTGATAGGCCCCCTGGTCTTTGCCTGACCAGGCTCGGTGGATGACGCGGCCACGACTGCGTTCAAGGCCTCGGCGTCGGTTATTCCCGCCACGACCGGAACAGGCTGGAGGTTCGACAGGCTTCTTGTCTTGCAGCCGCAGACGCACAGCAGGGCGACAGCAAGGCTCATTATTACGGATAGCCTCATCACTCTTTTTCCTTTCTAAGTTATAAATTCTCTACGCAGTTTTTATGACAGCGCGTCCACCAGCGCGGGCAGGCGCGGCAGTCTTGGCTCGCCCCTCTGAAAGTTGCGAGACTAGTTGCGCGATGGTTGTCTGCTGGCTCATGGCCAGGTCTCGCCAGTAGGCGTCCGACTCACCCGCTTGCTTAACCTTGGCGGCAAGCACCGGCACTGACGGCGCGTCAGTAAGGCCAAGCAGCCAATCGGCCGAAACCCCGGTTGCTTTACAAATTTCAACCACGGCATCTCCAGTTGGTGTTCGCTGCTCTTTAACATAACGATCCAGCGATGCCTGCCTGACGCCCCAAGATCGTGCGCATTCCGCAATACTCTTTCCGTTGCACAGCGACAGCAGCCTAGAAGCAAAAACTTTTTTCATAAAAATAATCTCTAATTGGTGTTGACACGGTACTCTAGATGGTGTATATTGGCCGACATGAACCAAAACAAGCAAGCTTAAGCGTAAATCAAACACGTGGGCTTGTAAAGAAAAAGGAAGAGAAAATCATGAATAAGTTAGTAGCCGTCAAAGCGACCAAACAGGACAACATGTGCATCAAGGCTGCCGTCGATGTGATCCGCAGCGTGATGGCGCGCTTCCACGAGGCGAATAAAAAGACGAACGGCACCGCACCGCACATGATCCTGCAGGTCAACGATACCGACGCGCTGTTCACGATCCAACTGAGCGGATGCCCGCAGTCGCCGGCAAGCGGTCGCACGTTCGACGAGGCATTCGAGACGCTCTGCAGCAACCCTGACGCAGCCTTCCTCCGCAACCGCGCCAAGACACTCATGGACAAGGCTCAAGACCTCCTAGCTGAAGCATGCAAGATGGAGGGAGCTACTCCGCAGCCGACCGCGCAAGATTGCGCAACCGTCGCCTCAGGACTGAAGGCGATGACCGAGGTCGGTCAGGAACGCGATGACAGGACGATGGAATGTACAGTGTGCCACAAGGTTAAATACATCAACGACTTCTTCAACTGCGACGTATGCAATTCGTGTGCCGACCATAATGCGACTGTGCAGATCGGCGCTGCCGCGGCCGAAGCAAGCGAACTTCTTGAGCCGATTTTCAACGTGTTCAGAAAGCCATTCTACGGGACGGCGTATGACATACAGCGCGATATGCCCCAAATAAAAACAAGCCGCATTAGAATCTCCAAAGCAATCACGCGCAACATAATGTTTTTCCAGGACATGCTCGGCTTGGAAACAAAGATGCTCTGCGGCGTGACGCACTATTCCGCCCCCGGCAAGGAAATAACTTTTCAGGAGGCAACCGCGATCACCCTCAAGAACATGACAATCGCGCCCGTAAGCGCAGCCGCGACGGAAGGCGGTGCGAAATGAACATCAACGCGATCTATCCGAGGAAGTACGCCATCGGGCAGGACATCGACGGCAAGCAGCCGACGCTCGCCGTCCGGGCGGTGACGCTGGAGCAGATGGGCGAGAGCGGCACAAAGAAGCCCGTGATCTGGTTCACGGGCGCGAAGAAGGGCGTGGTGCTGAATAAGACCATGGCGCGCGCCATCGCCAATATCTACGGGCCGGAGACGGAAAGCTGGGCGGGCAAGTACGTGACGCTGTATTCGGAGCTTGTCCGCGCCTTCGGCGAGGATCATCTGGCGATCCGTGTGAAGGCCCCGCGTCCCGAGCTGCTGCCGGGCTATGTCGCGCCTGACAACCACAAGCCGGTCGGCTGCGTGACAATCGTCGGCCTGCACAACATCGCCGAGACCGTCGAGGAAATCAAAGTCAAGAAAGCGGCACGGGAAGGAGGCGCGGAATGAACGTGCATTGCTTCTTTCACAAATCCGACCTTGACGGACACTGCAGCGCGGCTATCGTACGTCTCTGGTGCGACACGCAAGGGCATACCTACGTCCCCCACGGCGTGAACTACGGTGAGCCCATCGACTGGGTCAAGTGGGCCGCAGGAAACGAAATCGCCGTGATCGTGGACTTCACGCCGGAACAAACGCGGGGCGACATGCCAGCCAGTTCCTACGACATCCTATGCCACATCAACCACACATACAATACGCTGATATGGATCGACCACCACGCGACTGCCATCGACGCGGTCACCCGTTCGCAGCAGCTTTCATTGTCAACCTATTCAACGGCCTGTGACTTTTCAGGTAGACGATGTGATGGCACGGCGGCTTGCGTCCTGGCGTGGAAACATTTCTTCCCTAACCGCGAAATCCCGACGGCCGTGAGCCTGCTCGGGGCTTACGATGTCTTCGACCGTAGCAACCCCGAACGCTGGCACATGGACATCCTGCCCTTCCAGTACGGCATGCGGACGCGCGGCACGCTTCCGGACGGCACGGATGAGAAAGGGCTTTGGTACAAGCTTCTCCTGGGGCGCAACGAAGACAAGGAGTCCGGGGCCTACTATGAAATCGGATGGATACAGGCAGAGGGCATCACCGTGCTGAAATATGAGCGACTGCAGAACGTGAAGACCGCGAAGAGCGCGGCCTACGACTGCACATTCGCGGGCATGCTTTGCTGCGCGATCAACGCGCGGGGCAACAGTCTCGCCCTGGACGCCTTCGCGCGTCCGGAACACAAGATGCGCATCCTCTGGAGCTTCGACAAAACGAAATGGCGCGTCCACCTCTACGAGAACGGGCACGCGGACGTCCACTGCGGCGAGATTGCCAAGCAATTCGGCGGCGGCGGGCACAAGGGCGCGGCGGGGTTTGAGCTTGACTGGAACACTCTTCCGGCATTTCACCTGATACCCGCAGATAAATACGACGAGGTCATGGCTGTACGCGCAAGCCGTCCAGCCTGCCGAGGATAAAAGGAGACACCACTATGAGCGCTATATGTCAATGCACAAACCCAGACATCAACAACAAACACCCAGGAGGGGCCGTGTGCCTGAAATGCCTGTCTTGGTGGCGACCGGAACACGGTAGCGTCGAACCCGGATCAGGTGCCGCTGAAAAAACACCCGGCAAAAAAAAGGTTGATATTCCGCCGCCAGGGCGCAACGACCCGTGTTATTGCGGGAGCGGAAAAAAGTATAAAAACTGCTGCAAGCTCTAACCAAAGGAGACACACCCATGCCAGCGACAACGACCACAAAAACGATGCCCGCGTATTCGGCTTACAGCCGCGTCTTCCGTGTCGAGCAGACGACGCGGACGGGGCTGTTTCTGATTATCGGACATGGACGCGGCCATAAGCCTATGTATCTGGAACGACTCGGCTGCCATTCGGACGCGGGCGCGGCACAGACCGCACTTGATAACTGGGCGGCACGGTACGGCTTCAAGCCCATCGAACATGGAGGATTCTGACACATGAAAATTCTTAATTATCCGGAGCTCGCCGGAGACATCGAACGGAAGCGCAAGGAGCGCAGGACGCGGGTCGAACGCGCGGCGGCATCGCTGTGGTCGGCCATCAGGAGAGGAAAGAGAAAATGCAAGCGTTAAGCACATCGGTTAATACCGTGCAGGGCTATGAGCCCCTGCTGACACTGGAGGAGGTGTCGAAGCTCATGAAGAAGCCCAAGCGGTATGTGTCGGGGCTGATCAAGCGCCGCCAGCTTAAGGGCATCAAATTCGGAGGGAACTCCTGGAGAGTGACCCCCGAAGAGTGGAGACGGTTCAAGACCGCAGCGGAGAACGCGGGCGGGGTGGACGGGTTCCGTCACGCCCGGCCGTCAGGCGGCGTCAGAAAAGGAATGTTCGGCTTCAAACCTCAAAATCAAACTGAAAGGATACCGAAGAATGAACCGCAAAGCAGCTACCCCGAAGGCCAAGAGTAAGACCCCCGGCGCGAAAACAGTCGCGGCCAGCAAGAAGATTCCACCGGTCAGCGTCAAAGACGCACCGAAGCGCGGACGGCCTGCGAAGGCGACCGCCTTCAAACTTGAAAAGGCTGCCGCATCTAAATCCGCGCTCGCAGTCCCGGCGCTCACCGGCACGGCCATGATTATGATCCCCGTTGACAGCATCATGCCGTCCCCATTTCAGACCCGCGGCAAGGAGACGGAGGCCGACCTGGCCGGACTCGCGGACTCGATCAAAGCCAATGGCATCCTGCAGCCGCTGACCGTGCGCCAAGCGGGGACTGACGCGCCGTCAGGGGTCAAGCATGAACTGGTCTTCGGACACCGCCGCCTCGCGGCCGCGAAACTGGCCGGTCTCAAGTGCGTGCCATGTCTGGCGCGCGACATGGACGCCGACCGCGCGCACTTTGCCCATATCATCGAGAACCTCCAGCGCAAAGATTTGTCGCCCATCGACGAAGCGGATGGCGTCAACGCGCTCACGGAGACGGCGGGCCAAACCGCCCCGCAGATCGCCAAGATGCTGGGCGTCTCCGAACGCTGGGTCTTCCGGCGCCGCAAGCTCGCGGCCATCATCCCGGAGTGGCGCAAGATCCTCCTCGAGACGAAAGCAGGCCAGCTCTTCTGCGAACGCCTGGCCGCCTGCCCCGCGCCCCTGCAGAAAGTCCTGCTCAAATCCACCCTGACGAAAGATCCGGATGCGGACCAGATCGGCAGCACCCTCTGGGAAGCCGGCGCGCGCCCCATCAAGGAGATGCCTTGGAGCAAGAAGCACACGGACTGGTGTTTTGCCTGCCCCAGCGTCATGGATACCCTGAAGACTTCCGACACGGATCTCGGAGAGGTCGGCTACCAGTTGAGCAACTGCCAGTTTTGCGGCGACCCCGCTTGCCGAGCCGCGAAGGAGAAGTCCTGGATCAAGGAGCAAGTCGAAGCGTTTGCCAGGGACCCGCATGTCGGCAGCAATAAGCCCAAACTGATCAAGCACGAACACGAAGCCTATAACTCGTGGCAAAAGAGCCCCGTGCACACAACGAAATTCTGTGTCCCCTACATGATCACCGAGGGGCCGGAAGGGGGCAAGGTTTTCTGGGGCCAGAAGCCCTCTGCGCCCACGGAGCGGCGCGAGAACAAAGTCCAGCTTCAGCCCGTCCTTCCAGGCAAGAAAGAGGAGTTTGACCGGATTAAGGCCATCCATGAGCTGGTCGAGACGAAAGGGCTTGATGTGATCAGCCCGCGTCGCGCCCTTGAACTGGTATTGCTCTATACGCAAAACCATG